AGTCTTTTAAAGATTTTTTTAAAAAAGCTAAAAAGCTAAAGCCAGATATAATTTATGTCGGCGGAGATATAGTTCATTCTAAAACTCAAGGCATATCACCAGAGTTAATAGATGTTTTAAGCTGGTGGTTTAGAGGATTAAATGATATTGCTCCAACTCACATTATTTTGGGTAATCACGACGGGTTGATTTCTAATAAGCATAGACAAGATGCAATTACACCAATAATCAATGCTTTAGGCTTAGATCAGACTTATTTATACAAAGATTCTGGAATATATCCAACTGGAGTCCCCGGGTTTAACTGGGGAGTTTTTTCGTGCTTTGATGAAGAAGGGTGGGATAAAGTAAAGCCAAAGAATAAAGACGATATTCATATTGCGCTTTATCATGGTGGTGTTTTAGGTTCCGTTACAGACATTGACTGGGATATTGATGGAGAAATTGAAACTAGTTTCTTTGATGGTTTTGATTTTGCTTTTCTTGGTGATATTCATAAAATGCAGTATTTGGACAAAGATAAAAGAATTGCTTATCCTGGTTCATCAATACAGCAAAATTATGGTGAAGACCCAGGTAAGGGGTTTTTGTATTGGGAAATAGAAAGCAAAGATAGCTTTACTAGTAAATTTTATCCTATTAAGCATAATAACCCTTTTGTCACGCTAGATTGGAAAGGGAACGTGACTGAAACAATTCAAGAAGCTTTAAAAAATCCTGTAGGATCAAGGTTTAGAATAAAATCAGAATTTGCTATTCCGCAAGCAGAGATTAAACACCTACATGCTGAGCTAAAAGAAAAGCTTCAAGCAAAAGAAATTGTTTTTAAGTATGAAGAAGCTAAAAATGCCCAAGTAGAAACCTATTCTAAGGGAGAAGAGCTACTAAATATGCGAGATCCAGTAGTTCTTTCTAAGCTTATTAGAGAGTTTTATCTTGAAAAAGAAATATCAGATCTTGAGTGGGAAAAAATTGATTTCTTATTAAAGAAACATCTCGGACTGGTTTCAAAATCAGATCCACCTAGAAATATTAAATGGTCTTTAAAGAATATGAAGTTTACTAACACTTTTGCGTATGGAAAAGATAATGAGATAGACTTTACTAAGTTAAGTGGGGTAGTTGGACTCTTTGGTAAAAATAGGGCTGGCAAAAGTAGTATTCCTGGAACTTTAATGTATTCTCTTTTTAATACTACTGACAGAGGATCGATGAAAAATCTTCATGTAATTAATACTAGAAAGGGTCACTGTGAAACTGAGCTTGATTTTGAAGTAAATGGAGTGAAATACAGAGTTCAAAGGCAATCTGCCAAAAAGCAAAATAGAAAAGGTGTAGTAAGTGCTGCTACTCATGCAAATTTTTGGATGCTAGATAAAAATCAAGAGCCTGTAAAAGATATGTCTGGAGAGCAAAGAAGAGACACAGATATACTCTTAAGAGAGATGATAGGAACAAAAGAGAACTTTTTGCTAACTTCTTTCGCATCGCAGGGAGAAATGAATACGTTTATTAAAAATAAAGCAACTCAAAGAAAAGCAATATTAGCAGAGTTTTTAGATTTAGACATATTTGAAAACCTTATTTCTTCTATTAAAGATGATGCTAGTGGAACAAAATATCTTTTAGAAAAATCTCCATCTAGAGAGTGGAAAACTCTCATATTAGAAAAAGGCTTAAAATTAAGAGCACTTCAGTCTGATAGAGAGAAAATAGAAAAGGAATATTCAACCCAGCAACAGAGGCTACAATCTACTAAAATTAATTTACTAAAAGAAGATAAATCTGATATAATAACTAAAGCGGACTTAGAAAATCAAAAAGTCCAGATTAAAATACTGGAAAAGAGATTAGAAAAAATAAATCATCTTGAAAAATCTTTATTAGATTCTTTTGAATTATTACAAAACAAAATAGAGAAAATAAAAGAAATAAAAGTTCAGTTTCCTATTAAAGATTTAAAAATTAGACTTTCTGAAATGATTGAATTGGAAAAAAGTTTAAGAGACTTAGAACACTCTAGAGAACTAGAAGTTCAACTTTTAGAAAGTAAAAAGAAATTAGCTAAAAAACTAGAACCGTGCGATTGTTTTGAGCACCTGCCAAACTGTAATTATGTTGTAGAGTCTGATGAACATAAAAGAAAAATAGAAGATCAAAATAATAAAATATCAGAAGTCCAAAATAAAGTAGAGGCAGCTCAAAAGTCTTTACTTGCTATCCAAAAAGAAAATCTTCAAGAAAAAATCAATAAGTATCAAAAACTTTTAGAGAGAGAAAGTAATTCTAAGATTGAGATATCAAATATTAGAGTTAAGCAAGGAGAAAATGAAAGGGAGAAAATAAATTTAACTGATAGTTTAATTCACATGAAAGACGAATTAAAAAACATGAAGCATCGAGTTGTAGACAATGAAGAAATTGGAACTCTCAACGAAATCAAACAAGAAATAATAAACTTAGAGTTTCAAACTAAGTCTCTAGATGCAAAAAGGCTAAGCTTAAGTGAGACTATTGGTTTAGTAAATTCTGAATTAAAAAGGCTTGAAGTTGAAGAAGAAGAGTATGGCAAGCTGCTACAAGAATGGAGAGTTTACGAGTTGATATTAAAAGCTTTCGACAAAAAAGGAATACCGCTCCAGATATTAAGCTCACAACTTCCAAAAATTAATGCTGAAATATCAAAAATTCTTCAAGGTGTTGCTGGTTTTACAGTTGAGCTCGAAGCTGAGCCAGGCTCGAATGCGATGGACATATATATCAACTATGGAGATTCTAAAAGGATTATAGAGTGTGGTTCTGGGATGGAGAAGATGATGTCTTCATTAGCTATTAGAGTCGCTCTTATTAATATTTCTTCTCTTCCAAAAAGTGATATATTAATAATTGATGAAGGTTTTGGCACATTAGATGAAACTAACATAGAGGCTTGTAATAGTCTTTTAGCTTCTTTAAAAAGATGGTTTAAGTGTATTTTAGTCATATCCCATATAGACGCTGTTAAAGATGCAGTTGACAATTATATTGAAATTGGAAGCAATGGTAAAGATTCAAGGGTGGTATATAACTAATGATAGAAAATAAAAATTTTGTTCCATTTGAATGCCCATTATGTTTAACTTTAATGATAGACGGAAAAGACACAGCTACTTTTTTATCATTTGAATGTTGTTCAGAGTGTTTAAATGAATATTTAATACCAAATAGCTATAAAAATGCAAAGGATGCAAAAATAACTCCTGAAATTAAAAAAGAGTTAAGAAAAAAAAGGCAAGCATTGCCTAGTTATATTTTAAGGTGAGGAATTTAAGAATGCTAACAAATGACCAAATAAATGTTCTTGGAAATATATTTGAAACAAGCTGGGGAAAATCCAGCCATGACCATAGCTGTACTGCTAAATTAGAAGGAAATATATTAAGGATTCAATATAGTACTATAGTATATCTTGCTTCAGAAAAATCAGTTCAGTCACAAATCCCGGCTGTTTCCCATGAAGCTTCTGAGAGAATTAAAAATAGAATCGATTCAGCAAAAAAAGAATATAAAGAAGCCCTTGATGAAACTCTATCTTTAAAAGAAGTAGATAATCAAGAAGACGTTCAATATATTCAAGCTTCATACAATAGCCCTAGAAGAGTTGTCATGTTTAGAAAGCATGTTGATTTAGAGATTGGCTGAATGAGTCAACATGGACCAATCCTCGGCCTAATTGACTTAATTGGAAAAAATGACTTAGTTGTAGAATTAGGTGTCTATAGAGGCGATAGCTTAGATACTATCCTTTCAAACCCTAAATTTTTAGGGGAATATATTGGAATAGATCTTTGGCAGTTTGATAGAGAAATATACGCTAACGACTCTCGAGCCATGCGGGCTCTAATTGAAGCTGGATCTGAAAATGCTGAGCCAATATGCAGGATAAAAGAAGAAAAATATAAGAATTGCACTTTAATAAAAGAAAACACTCACACTGCTTCTAGACATTTTCCTGATAACTCTATTGATTTTTTATTTATTGACGCTAGCCATGATTTCGAATCTGTCATAAATGATATTGAAAGTTGGTATGATAAAATTAAGTTTGATGGCTACATGGCGGGCGATGATTATTATTCGTCTGGAGTAAAGGCGGCTGTAGATATATGCTTAAGAAAAAAAAGAAAAATAAAAGTACATACTCGAAGCACCCTCCCCGGTTTTCGCGCAAGCTCAAAAGGACATAGGTTTTGGTTTTTCAAAAAGCGCAGACCATAAATAGATCATAGATAAAATTAAAAAATTATATAATGTCAAAAGTTAATAAGCAAAATCAAATTAAAGAAATAGTAAAGTGTGGAAAAAAACCAACATACTTCTTTAACAAATATGTCAAGATACAGCATCCAACTCGAGGAACAATAAATTTTGACACTTTTGATTTTCAAGATGATTGTGTAAAAAGCTTTAGAGAGCATAGGTTTAATGTAGTTTTAAAATCTAGGCAGCTTGGTCTTTCTACGCTTTCCGCAGCTTATGCAGTTTGGTTAGCTATATTTTATAAAGACAAAAACATATTAGTAATTGCGACAAAGTTAGCGGTCGCACAAAATTTTATTAAAAAAGTAAAAACTGCAATTCAGCACTTACCACCCTGGCTAGTTTTACCTGAAGTGACAGGAAATAATAAACAAAGTGTTGAATTTAGCAATGGGTCTTCAATCAAAGCTATTCCAACTTCTGATGACGCTGGAAGATCTGAAGCGCTAACTTTATTAATTGTTGACGAAGCAGCTTTTGTTAGAAACTTTGATGAGATATGGATGAGTTTATATCCAACTCTTTCTACCGGTGGAAGAGCTATTGTTTTAAGTACCCCAAATGGCGTTGGTGGACAATATTATGACATATATACAAAAGCTGAGTCAGACGAAAATGAGTTTAATGCAATAAAGCTCCCTTGGCATGTCCACCCCGAAAGAGACGACGACTGGTTTGACAAAGAAAGTAGAAATATGAGTAAAAAACAAGTTGCTCAAGAGCTTATGTGCGATTTTGCAGCTTCTGGAGATACTTTTTTATCAAATGAAGATATAGCTTATTTAAACCACTGCGTCAAATCTCCGATGGAAAAATGGGGGCCATCTAATAATGTTTGGGTATGGAAATATGCACTTTCAGATAGCAATTATATAATTTCAGCAGATGTTTCAAGAGGCGATGGTAAAGATTATTCTACTTTTCATGTAATAGATGCTGGCGAATCAGAAGTGGTTTGCGAATTTAAGGGTAAGATACCACCAGACCAATTTGCGGTTCTTTTAGCAGAGGCTGGAAAGCGATATAATAATGCGTTATTATGCCCTGAAAATAACACTTATGGATATGCAGTTTTAGTAAAATTACAAGAGATAGTGTATCCAAATATTTATTTTGCTAGAGAAAAAGATAAATTTGATGTACTTTATGGAAATGGAAGTATAGCTAAAGCAGGATTCTCGACGCAAAAACATTCAAGGAGCCAGATCTTAACTAAGCTTGAACAGGTTATTAGAAATAAAGAAATAAGAGTATATTCATCTAGATTTTATGAAGAGGTAAAGACATTCGTGTGGAAAAATAATAAAGCTCAAGCCATGAGAGATAAAAATGATGATTTAATATTGTCTTTGGCTATTGGCTTGTGGCTTTATGAAACTACTCCAAATAGAAATAAAAGCTCTTTTGATATAAATCAAGCCATGATTAAAGCTATGGGAGTAACTAGTAATGCTCCTCCAAAAGAATTAGATCCTCATATAAAAACATGGGCAGGTGTTAATCCATTTAAACCAGTTTTACTAGATAATGTACCATCTAGCGACAAAGATGAACCAGAGCATCCAGTTTTTGGAGATATGAGCTGGTTAATAAAGTAATAGTAATAGTTAATATTTAGCAGTTTAGGGTAATATAAAATGTCAGATCAAGAACCAAGCTTATTTAAAAAATTAACCCAACTTTTTAGATCAGGCCCACAAATAAGAAGAAGAGTTCGAAACTTCGAACAAGCTTCTTCTGGTATGAGCTCACTAGAGCAGTTTAAGGCGTCTCATAGAGATGCATATTCTAACGCTATGAGCGCTTATGGTGCTTTTGATAGAATGGCAAGGTATTCTGACTTTAGCGAGATGGAAGCCACTCCAGAGATAGCGTCAGCACTAGATATCTATTCAGAAGAAACAGTCTCTCCTGACGATAAAGGGAGCGTACTTCATATCTATTCAGAGAATAGAAAAGTTAGAGAATTACTTAACACTCTTTTTTATGATACACTGAATGTGGATTTTAATCTTACTCTTTGGGTTCGAAATCTTTGCAAGTATGGAGATTTTTTCTTATTTAATGATGTAAATCCAGAATTTGGTGTAGTTGGAGCTTATCCTATTCCGATTAGTGAAATTGAAAGAGAAGAAGGTTTTGATCCGGAAGATCCAACTGCTGTCAGATTTAGATGGATGACTCAAGGAAATCAAGTTTTAGAAAATTGGCAAGTTTCTCATTTTCGGCTTTTAGCAAACGATGCTTTTCTTCCATACGGCTCAAGTGTTTTAGACCCAGCAAGAAGAATCTGGCGGCAACTTATTTTAATTGAAGATGCTATGCTAGTATATAGAGTTATTCGAGCTCCAGAGCGTAGAGTATTTTATATTGATGTAGGTAATGTTCCGCCTGAGAATGTTGCAGAATATTTAGAGCAGGCTAAATCTTCTTTGAAGACAAACCCAGTAATAAATAAATCGGATGGTAGAGTTGACCTTAGATACAATCCACTTTCAGTTGATGAGGATTATTTCATTCCGGTAAGAGGAGGGGACTCTGGGACAAAAATCGATTCTTTATCTGGTGGTACAAATGCTGCCGCTATTGAAGATGTTGAGTATATACAATCTAAACTTTTCGCAGCTCTTAAAGTTCCAAAAGCTTATCTTGGCTATGATGAAGATATAGGCTCAAAAGCAACGCTGGCGCAAGAAGATATTAGGTTTTCTAGAACAATTGCTAGAATTCAAAAAACTATTATAGCTGAATTAAATAAAATAGCTATGATTCACCTATATTCTCATGGGTTTACTGGAGAAGATTTAATTGATTTTAGTTTAAAACTATCGAACCCTTCTTCTATAGCCCAACAACAAAAATTAGAGCTTATAAGTACTAGATTTGACATCGCTGGCAAAATACCAGAAGGCATGGTCGATCGAAGGTGGGTTCAAAAAAATGTAATGGGCTTTACTGACGAAGAGATTAAAGAAATAGACGAAGGAAAAGTTTTAGATAAAATTTCTGATGCTGATTTAGAATCCGCCGGCACTGGTGGTGAGGACGATGGTGGCGATGAAGGAGGTGGTGAAGAAGGATTATTCTCCGGAGATACCACAGACGGAAAATTAATCGATGGAAATTCTCAAAATAAAAAATCTTTAAGGTATGAGTCTGATTATGAAGAAGATAGTGAAGAAGAAGAAGATGATGATGATGATGGAATAATTAGATTTAACTTAGATGATGACTCTGGGATTATAAAAGTTGATAACTTAGTCAAAAATGTTTGGGGTGAGCCAATAAAAAAATCTAGAAAATCTTCAGGCGGCCCTTTAAAAGCTGTGATGCCAGATATAAAAAGTATAGTTGGCGTCGGAAGTTCAGCGAGATCTAGAGATACTTCAAATGATCCATATGATCGTGAATTTTTAAAAAATCCGTTTGGAGAATCCGTAGTAGCAAGCTTAGAAAAATCTGGAAATATAAAAAAAGGAAATAATCATCCAAAATTAGACCCAGATTCTATTTCCATGTTAAGTAAGCTTTCTAAGGTGATAAGTAATACAAGTAGCGGTTTGTTAAAAGAAGAGTCTAGTTTAGATATAGAAATCATTGACGATAATATCACGACTGATAATGTCTTGAGCGAGGATGATAGTGAAACATAATAAAAAAAGAAATGTAGGAATTATTTACGAACAGTTGTCTCAGGCTTTTTCTGAGTCACTTATTAATGGAAATAAAAAGAAATCTATTCTTATAAAAAAGATTATAGATGACCATTATAGAAAAGAAAGTGAAATATTTAAAGAGTTTAAAATTTTTAATGCTCTTATAAAAGTTGAAGTAGAAAGTGATTCTTTAGCTTCTAAAATTTTAGATGAAGCAAAAGATGCAACTAGAAATCTTAGTAGAAAAAAAATAGATATTGAAAAATCTCTTTTAATAAAAGACATCAACTATACTTTAAATGAATCAAGTTTTTATTCTAGAAAAGTTAAAAACTATAAAAATTTAGCCACAGTTCAAACTTTAATGAATATGTGGACAAATTCTTCTAAACAAAATTTTCAAAAATTAGCTGAATATGAAAATAAAGCTCACAATATTTTAAGAGAAGCAAAAATAAGAAAGATTGAAAAAATAGATCCTAATATTGATTCTCTTGTTTTAAAAATTATGCAAGAAAAATTTAATAAAAAATACGCGCCGATTCTGTCAAGCCTTCAATCAAAAATTATTGAAACATATGTTTTTGGAGATGAACAAAAAACTTCAAAACTCTTATCAGAAATAAAATCTTCATCAATTCATAGCATTAAAGCTTTTGAAGATTCATGCGAAGATAAAATTCTTTTAGAAAAATCAAATAGAGTTATTGAAAACATTAAAAATTTAGATGAAAATTTAATTAACGATGATAATATCACCAAATTTTTATTAGCTTGCAAGCTTAAAGAGCAAATCGAGGGCAAAAATGAATAAAAAGCTATTAACAGACTGGACTCCTTTTGAGTACACAAAAGAGATGATTCAAGAGTCTAGAGACCAAAATGGCGGTAAGATTTTAATGAAAGGAGTCTTACAAAAAGCTGATACGCTTAACCAAAATGGTCGGGTTTATCCAGAAGTAATTTTAGATAGGGAAGTTAGAAACTATCAAAAATTTATTAGAGAAAATAGAGCGCTTGGAGAGTGCGACCATCCAGACTCTTCAGTTGTAGAACTTAAAAATGTTTCTCATATCGTAAGAGAAGCTTATATGGATGGCCAAGTTTGTTATGGCATTGTTGAGTTATTAGATACGCCAGCAGGAAAAATTCTCCAAAGCCTTGTAGAATCTGGAGTAACGCTTGGTATCTCAAGTCGAGGCGTTGGCTCCACCAAGAGAGACGGAGATCACCAAGTAGTTCAAGATGATTTTCAGTTAATCTGCTGGGATTTTGTTAGTGAACCATCAACGCCTGGAGCCTTTATGATGAAAGAAGGCAGGGAAATCAGCGACGAAGAATTAAATAAACATTTTAATTTTACTGATAGAGTTGATAGAATATTTAATGACATCTTAGAATGGGATGGTGAATAATGGCAAATTGGACAACTCCGAAAGAAGGTTATGTTCCTTCATATCAATTATCAGGCAAACCGTACACAACACAAGTATCTGCTGTGGCTGCCGCCGGCGGGACAAAGGTTACTTTTCCTGCTGTTACCAGGTGGATTCAAGTCACAAACACAACCGCCACCGCCGTGAAGCTTGGCTTTTCAGCTCATGGTGTTGATGGCACTGAAGATGATTATTTCATTACTATCCCTGGAAAAAATAAAAATGACCAAAACTCAACCGGAGTTTTAGAACTTCGTTGTAAGAGTATATTTTTGAAATCAGCCAGTGGTACTATAGTAATAGACGTCGTTGCAGGTTTAACTGACATATTAGATTTAAGCTCGAAACTATCTGGTTCAGAAGGTGTTGGATAATGGCAAAGATGTCTAGAACGCAACTTAAAGGTATAGTAAAAGAATGCTTAATGGAAATTCTTTTAGAGGGTTTAGATTCAAGATCAGCCGTTAATTCACTAATGGAGTCTTCTCAACCAACTCCTCGAAAGAAAAAGAAGCCACAAACAACCAGGCGTCCCGCATTAGATTCAATTCAAATCAACTCAAGAATTCAAGAACAGGTTTCAAATTTAACTTCAGACCCTATTATGGGAGAAATATTTGCAGACACCGCCCGGTCTGGAATTCAAGAGTCTACAAATCAAGGAAATAGAGTTTCTCATTCAGATCAAGTAAGACAGTCTGGAGACACCGCCGCTAAGCAAGTTGCGCAATCTGATCCATCAGACTTATTTGGAGATTCAGCTCATAATTGGGCAGATCTTGCATTTTCTTCAAAATAAAAAAATTAAATTCATAGTTTCGTAAATAGTTAGTTTTGTATTCCCAATCAAGGAGATTAAAAAATGTCAAAAGTTAAAACTCTTACTCCATCTTTGTTAAAAAGACTTATTGCTGAGGAGAGATCAAAGTTATTTAAAGAGACTTCAGATCCTGTAGTTGCAGGAGTGGAAAAAGCTGAAGATGTTGAAGCAGAAGAAGTAGACGCAGACGAATTAGCAGGCAGTTTAGAAAAAGATATAGATCATCTTAAAGCGCTTAAAATTGCAGAAGCAAAACTAAGAAGGATCGCCAAGCAAGTCTCCCAAAAGAAAAAGTTAGTTTCAGAAAGAATAATTAAAAACTTATAAGGAGAATTTTAAATGGCCGGTAAACAAACAGAAACCACGACAAAAGCAGTCACCAGTACTTATACTGGTGGTTTTATTCCAAGCTCCGGAGAGGGCTCTGATGGTTCATCAAGTGCACTTTCCAAGCATGATACGGCTAGTATGGTAGCTGCATATCCAGGATCGCCTATATTAGGTGCATCACCACCTGACCAATTAAACTCAGAAAAAATGGCTGAATGGTATCAAGCTAATGTATTAGATGCAACTGTTGCTGGCTCTGACTTTGGAGACCAGTCTATGGATTATGATGCTAATGGAGCTCCAGATCAAGGATCAGATACTACTACCGGCGGTGCCGGCCTTCCTGCGAGTGGATATGTTCCTAATTTATCCTCTCCAGAAATCGGAACCGCAGATCCATCGACAATGGGTGTATGGTCTGGAAGAGACCTTTCTACTCCAACAAGCGTTGGAGACGGTGGAGCTGGTGGAACATCTACAACAGCTAAGGATTCATCAGCTCAGCAGTCCGGTGCAACTCTTGGAGATTATGGATTAGGTAGTTCACCCTACATAAGACCGGAATAAAGTGCCTATAAATCCTCAATATCCCAGTGGAGTAACTGATACCAGATCTGATCTGGGGTATGGGACTACGAAAGCAAAATTTCACAAACATAGAAGCTTCAACCAATATCCGGAGCCGCCTGAAGAAGATTCAGCGACCGAGGAAGAAATTGAAGCTTCTACTTTTGTATCTGTAGCAAAAAAATTGTTAAACTATAAACCTGTAGATCATCTTTCTAAAAATAAGACTGATCCTTTTTATTATGTTGGCTCTGCTACAAAACTTTCTGAAGAAAATTTTACTGCGAAAGGAATGGTTCCATTTCCTAAAATGTATAAAAACAAACAAGCGGTATCTGGTGGTACCGCAGCCAATTATCCAACCGGCCCTACTTCTGGTTTTCAATCTAGATCCCGGCCAACAGGAACAAAAAGGGGATTTTCAAAACCTCCTTACCCAAAAGAAGAAGATACAAATTTGTATTCAATTATGGACATTTTAAACAAAGATGATGATCAAGAGCATTTACAAGATCTGAAATTGTTGATTAGAATGATTCACGCTCAACAATAATCAATAGCTTAACGGGAAAATTAACGTTTATAAAGTATAATTAAAGTTTGAAGTTTTTAATTTAAGGTGAAATATGAGTCTTAACATATATCAAGATGCTATTATAGAAGCAAAGCAGCTAAGAGAAGCTGCTGAGCAAAATGCTAAAAATAAAATAATAGAAGCCATCACGCCACAAATCCAGATGATGATTGAACAACAATTAGAAGATGAATTTGACGACGACGCGATGGGCTTCGAAGATTTAGATGATGAATCTCTTGAAGATGAAGTCCCTGAGCCGTCTTTAGACTTAGGTTCTTTATCTTTATCGAGTATGCCAGAAGATACCGACGATGACCCGGCCGATGAAGAAGATTCTATCGATCCATTGATAGGTATTAAAGTCATGGGAGATATGGAGATCGATCTAGATTCAGAACAAGACGAAGATGACGATGAAGATCTTCTTTTAAATAAAGAGGGTGTTGAGTATCTAGAATCTTTTATTAAAGAATCAAAAAATAATAGGATTTCTCATAGAATAGAAGTTCTGGGAGAGGGGATTGCGAGTCTCTCTGAAGCAATATCCAATATTGAACTCTCCAAATTAAACACTAGAGAGAGGGCAATTGCCATTAATTACTATGGTAAATTGCTAAGAGAGATTTATAGTTTATCTCAGAACATTATATTTATGAACGAGTCTATAGACGACAGGCTCGAATATCAAATTATTTCAATGCTTAAGGAGTTAAAAGACATGTCAAAAGCAAATGATAGAGCAGCATTCCGTAGGCTCTTTGAAGAGCTGGCCCAAGCAGGCCTCACGGAGCAGGAAGACGCGGCTGAAGAAGCTGAAGAGGCTGAAGAAGCAGAGTTAGATGTTGATGTTGATGCTGCAGAAGGAGCCCTAGAAGATCTAGGCGCTGCGCTCGGTTTAGACATTGAAATATCTGATGATGCAGTCGAAGCCGATGAAGACGAAGACGAAGATGAAGATGAAGATGAAGATGTAGAAGCCGGCGAAGAGCTCGATCTTGATCTTTCAGAAGAAGACGAAATGCACCACGGAGAAACTGACGAAACAGATGAGGTTTATGAGATCTCAGAAGCATCACTCCGTAGAGAGCTTCGTAAAATGAGACGTCTTAGAGAGCAAGAAGAAGCAGCAGATGCAGACCCTCACCTTGCTCATGGTGGAGAAGAAATCGGCGATGTTATCGAAATTGACGAAGAAGACCTCATTAATGTTCTAGCAGACGAACTCGGATCTCACGAAGGTGGAGAGCCAACTGTTGAATCTCGTCGCAGAACTAGAACTAGATCAACTAACCGCAGAAAATTAGTAAGAGAGAACACAAGGCTTAAAAAGCAACTCTCAGAAATGAACCTTTTTAACGCGAAGCTATTATTTGCTAATAAGCTCATGCAAAATCGTGAGCTTTCAACTAAGCAGCAGCGCGCTATCGTAGAAGCACTTGACAATGCTTCAACAATCAAAGAAGCTAAGTTACTTTATAAGACACTAAGTGAATCTTTGACACGCAAATCTAGAAAGAACCTTTCAGAAGGCAAATCTAGACTATTATCATCAGCTTCCCGATCAACCCGATCTGCCGCACCGGCAAAAAGTGGCGTTGAGGTTGACAGATGGTCAGTCCTTGCAGGACTAAACAACAAGTAAATAACCTTTTAGGAGATACACATGAGCAAATTTACGCTTAATCAATTAACTGAAGGTATCCGGCAAAGGCACGTCGGGACCCATAACCGTCAACTAGTCGAAAAGTGGAGCCGTACCGGTCTCCTCCGCGGCCTTGAGGGTACTACGCGCGAAAACATGGCCACTCTGCTTGAAAACCAGGCAGCCCAGGTTCTTCGTGAAGCCAATTCAATTTCAACTGGGGGTGGAAGTATGACCTCTAGTGGTGATCTTCGTGGATTCACCAACATCGCATTCCCAATCGTACGTAGAGTATTCGGTGGATTAGTTGCTAACGAGTTAGTTTCTATTCAGCCAATGTCTCTTCCATCCGGTCTGCTCTTCTACCTCGACTACACCTATGGTACAGTCGTTGGTGATGTTGCTGCCGATGGTGGTGCTACATACGTAACTGGTTCTTCCATCTATGGTTCACCAGTTGGTAAAGGTATCCGTTCTGGTTCAAACGGCGTCGGCGGTCAGTATGACCTTGCTGGTTCCGGTTACTCCAGAGTCCACGGTACCCAGACCCTCGTCCAGGCTGACATTCTCGCATCTGGAGCTTTCCGCGATAACAGCTCTCTAACTGAGAACATCACTGCTATGGCAACTGGTTCTGATGGAAGTTTCCTCCAGTTCGATCCACAGATCACAAGAGCTATTCTTAATAACAATGGTTCCGGTGGAGCTGGCGCTAAAGTCGGTAACGCTGCTTACTCTTTCGTAGTCGTCGGTGTTGATACTCTTAGTAACCTCGATTCGTCTATGATTAAGGAAGTCGGCCTTCTCGTCGAGACTCCAGGCACAGAGCCACCAGGTATTGCCAATATTGGTAATGACACAGACGGAAACCCAATTCAGCAGGGTAGTCAGTTATTCAATGTTCGTCGTCTTAACAGACTTGGAACATATTCTGGCGGCGCTTGGACATCTAATCCACTTGCTGATATTAGCAGCAGTGAAACTGCGATTCTTATGGTCGTATCCGGTGTTGCAGGAGACCCAGCTACATTCGGTCCTCGCCTTGAGGTTACTTACCCACTTGCACCAGCTCTTAGTACTGGAGCAAGCGGTGATACCCTCACCATACCAACCTTCGAGTCTACTTTCACTAGCAGCCCAACCCCAGAGATTCCTGAGATCGACATTAAGATCGAAAGTATCGCTGTTACAGCTGTTACTCGGAAGCTTCGCGCTCGTTGGTCCCCAGAGCTCGCTCAGGACTTGAATGCTTACCACAGCCTTGACGCTGAGGTTGAGCTTACTCAGATCCTCTCCGAGCAAGTTGCTCTTGAGCTTGATAGAGAAATTCTTAACGACCTTCTCACCCAGGCTAAGACTAACTACTTCTGGAGCCGTGCGCCAGGTAACTTTGTCAACAAGAAAGATGGTACTTCTGGTGGCGTCCCAAGTGGAGCTAGCTTCACTGGTACAGTCCGCGAATGGTACGAGACTCTTGTAGAGACCATTATCGATGTTGCTAATGAAATCCACCGCTTAACGCTTCGTGGTTCAGCTAACTTCATCGTCGTCTCACCAGACGTTGCTACAGTCCTTGAAGCTTCTGTCCTTTACCGTCCAAGCTATGCTCTCGACGGAGAAGGCCAAGTTTCTGGTGGAATGAGCATCGGCGCAGAGAAGGTCGGTACCCTTAGCAACCGTTTCACGGTCTACAAGGATCCATACTTCCCACGCAACAAGGTACTCGTCGGATACAAGGGTGGTAGCTACCTCGAAACAGGTTATGTCTACGCTCCATACGTACCACTGATTGTTACACCTACAATCTTCGCTCCAGAGGACTTCACCCCGCGTAAGGGTGTTATGACTCGCTATGGTAAGAAGATGGTTCGTTCTGACTTCTACGGTACAGTTACAGTCATGGATCTCAACATTATCTAAGATAATTAGTTAATAGTTAATCCTGAGGGGCCTGAAAGGGCCCCTCTTTTTTTATCTTTCGGTAATACTTATTACTATTACCAAAGTAGATCTTGGAGGACACAATGGCAACTACTTCTACTAGTACCACAGCGGTTAAAAAAACAGTAAAGACCGCTTCAAAAAACAATACTGCAGCTCTTGAAAAGAGAGTTGATGAATTAGAAAAGAGACTTACAGCTTGCGAAGCATGCTGCTCTGTACAAAAGACTGATGGGGATTTTGTAACTTGGGATGATCTTAAAAATGTTCTAGGCAGAGCCGGCGGACAATATCGTGCTCTTAGGAACACCATAAAGGAATCGCTGAGAGATGGCAAGCTCAGTTAAATCTGGTTCTTTAGGAAGAAAATTAAGTAAAAACAAAAAAAAGAAAAAAGAGGCAAAAAAACAAATGATACATGAAAATGAATCTGGATTCGACGACGATTTTGATTTCGTAGAAGCATATGACGAAGACCCGGCTGCTATCAATGAACAAATGCTTCCAGAAAATGAAGTAGACAGTGCAATTTCGTGTGCATTTGTTGGAGTTGGCGGTGGAGGAGGAAAACTAGCTAAAGCTTTTTTAGACGCTGGTTTTAACAAAACCTTGTTAGTAAACACTACAGAAAAAGATCAGCCAGACGGTGTTCCAGAAGAGCACTTTTTATTAATCCCCGGAGCTGATGGAGTCGGAAAAGACGTTACTCTTGGAAAAGAAGTGCTAAGTAGTAATGGAGCTCTTGTAGAAGATGCTCTTAGAACTAGAATTGGTAAAGTAGATTGGATATTTGTTCTCGCCGGTGGCGGTGGCGGAACTGGAAGTGCATGTCACAGCATTCATGACGCAATGTCTAGATATTTAACTTCTACAGGGGCTTCAGGAAAAGTAGTCTATATAGTTACTAAGCCATCTGCTCAAGAGCTTTTAAATCCAACCATATCTAATAACTTTTCGCAGCTATTTTCTGATGTAAGCGCTTCTCCCCACATTCTAATTGATAATGAAAGACAGTTGCACCTTTTACGTGGTAAAGTTGGTATGCTAGGTATGTACCCACTTGCTAATAAAAACTTTGCAAAGCTTTTTTCCCAAGTTTTAAAATTAGCTAATGAACCATCTCCAATTCAAAGTTTTGACTCTAAAGATTTAGAAAAATGTTTAGCAGTTCCCGGAAGAATGGTTATAGGAAGCACCGTAGTAAGAGATCACTCAGTTAGAGATCTTGGAGCCACATTATATCAAGGATGTATTAAGTCTTCTCCTTGTCCAGCTCCAGCTAAATCTTCAAAAACCGGTGTATTACTATTAGTAGCAACATCTGAAATAGCTTCAGATCCAGAAGTATCTAATAAAATAGAAGCTGCATTCTCTTATGTTGGAGGAAGAGCGGATACTTTGTTTTCTGGAGTTTATGTTAAAGAAAGAATCCCTGGCCTTATAGCAATTTCTTTATTGGGCGGAATGTAAAAAAAAATATTAAAGAGTTACATGTAAAAATCACACGTAGATTTTTAACAGGGTAATTTTTCTAAAAAAAGCCTCTGGGAATTAACTATTTATTTACTATATTTAGTAATGTAGTTCCAGAGGCTTTTATATGTCTACCGCATTTTACAAAACTTTAAACCCAACTCCATTTGGTAATTTTGATGACGATCAAGAATTTCAACAAGATGCTGATAAGATCGTTACTTTTGTCAAAAGAAAATTAGGCGATGATTTATTAAGCGTAGAACTAACTAAAAAACAAATTTGGGCTTGCTTTGAAGAAGCCACTATGGAATATGGCACTTTAATTAATGAATACCAAACTAAATCACAGTTGTCTAACTTATTAGGAATTACTACTGGATCTAATGTTGAGGGTAAATATGCTCATGAAACTCTTGATTTTATTTTAAGATTAGCAGAACCTTATGCGCAAGAAGGTGGTTTTGGTGGTTCGTATAATACGCTCTCTGGCTCTATAGCTCTAGAAGACGGTAGACAAGATTATGACATGTACTCTGAACTAAAAGATGGGAGTGGAAACTTAATTTTTTCTTCTAGCTTAAACGGAGACGGCGCAGGTAAATTAAAAATCCATGAAGTTTTTCACTTCTCACCACAAGCTGCTTATAGGTTTTTTGATACGACATCTGCAATAAATTATCTTAATAATGAATTTTCATTCGAGTCATTTACTCCAGAGACCGTATTTTATGTTTTACCAGTCTTCGAAGATGTACTTCGAGGTGGAATGATGGATATGTCTAATAGAGTTAGAAGATCTAATTTTTCTTATAGAACTTCCGGAACAAAAATAAGAATATTTCCAACACCTACATTTACAGACGAAACAGCTTCAACTAAAAAACTTTGGTTAAGAGTTGGTTTTGGTAATGACCCATTTGATCCTGCATATAATGATTCTACTGTAGAGGGAGTAAGTACAGTTGCGAATATTCCTTTTAACTATTTAACTTATAAAAGCATTAATTCGATGGGGAGACAGTGGATATATGAGTATACTCTAGCACTATCTATGGAGATATTAGGTCTTATAAGGTCTAAATTTGGAAGCGTACCAATCCCCGGAGGAGATCTTCAGCTTAATGGAACAGACTTATTATCTAGAGCTACATCAGAAAAAGAGAAACTTATGGCTCATATGAAAGAGCTTTTAGAGAATCTTACATATGATAAGATGCTAGAAGGAGAAGCTACAAAAGCTGAAAATCTTCAAAGAGTTCTTAAAACTATACCTATACCAGTAGGGAAAGCGATTATAATCGGTTAAACTATGTCTAGACTTTTTATCACACCTAGAGAGCTTGATTTAATATCTCATTTAAACAAAGAGATTATAAAGGACGTAGTGGGTCAAAAAGTTTACTATTACAAAGTCAGAGATGACCTATCAGATGTTCACGATGTTTATGAAGAATCTCCAGAGAAAGTATTTGACCCTCCAGTTGAAATGGATGCAAGAGTAGAATGGAATATGGCATCTTATAGAACTAATAAATTTGGTGTAGAGGAATATTCAGAAATAACTGTATGGTTTCACCAAAGAGATTTAATGCATAAACAATTAGACGCTGAAACTGGAGATTATTTGTCTTATGGAGATACTTTCTTTGAAGTAATATCTGCAGTTGTTGATAATACTTTGTTTGGCCAAATAGAATATAGCACTGGATATGTGTTAAAATGTAGACAGGCAAGGAAAGGCTTAATTAACAAAACTCCGCACGGTCCTACTAGTGAAGAATACTCAGATCCTGGGGCCGTTCAAGAGACATTCGTTCAACAAAGAGGTTTCTCCAGCAATCGTCTTGGAGATACTGGCGATGAAAGAGACTTAATAAATCAAGGTAAATTAGAACTTCCAATTTCAGGTGAACCAGCAGAAGTATCCCCAAGAGGAGATGATTCTGGCGTATCTTCATCTTTTTATGCAGACCAAGGAATTAAGAAATAATGTCAACTTATTATCAAACTGGCAATGGTTATTTACCTTTCGGTTCTTCGGTAGGAGAAGAAATTGAAGTTCCTGATTGCTCTGTTGAAGATGTGGATAGAGCATTATTTAACTTTTTTAATAAAGACTTAGATTTATATTACAAAGAAAATAATAAAAATTCTAAAAGAGTACCAGTTATTTTTGCCACTGGCGAAAGATTTGCAGTTCTGAGAAGAAAAAAGCCATTAAGGGATAAATCTTCTGCACTAATTCTTCCTTTAATATCTATATCTAGAACTGGAGTGAACCAGTCTATATCTAGAGGGATGGGAACAAATCAAGTTGGTGATATAACAATAAAGAAAAAATTATCTGCTAAAGACCCTGCATATCAAAGGTTTATGAATAAAGAAAATCTAATTAACCAAGATGATAGAGCCCACCCTTCACACTATATCCCTAATGTAGATAGAAATGCTTCAGATGGCGATGGGACCGAGCCTGGAAAAATAGCAAAAAGAAGATCAAATATACAATCTAGCCCAGACTTTAGATCTGGAAAGTTAATCAGTAAAAAAGCAGCCAACAATATTTACGAAATATACACTATAAGATCTCCAAAATATTTTACTGCAACTTATGATATAACGATATGGACACAGTATATGCAACAAATGAACGATATTTTAAGTTGCATTATGTCATCTTATCATAGTCAAGGAGTTAGGTCTGTAAGGGTCGAATCTGAAAAAGGCTATTATTTTGTGGCATATTTTGGAGAATCTATAGCATCAGAAGCAAATTTTGATGATTTTAGTGATGATGAGAGAATAGTTAAGTATTCGATGAGTGTAGAAGTTACAGGTTATATAATAAACCCTAAATTTCCAGGGTCTAAATCAATTGTCACAAAATACATATCAGCGCCACAAATAAGTTTTGATATGATAGAAGTTAATGCAATGCCAAAACAAATAGACATGAGAGGAATCGCGAGTGGAAACCCAGATGATTATATTTTGCAAGACTTAACAACAATTGATGAACCGTTACCAGCTGGGGCAATTGGAAACAATTCTTTGACTAATGATCCACCATATTATAAAAACACTAATGTCGGTGGAACAGAGTCTGGTCCGGACCCATTAACGGTAGAGAGAAAGTATATAGATCCATACACGGGTCAAACAGTCAAACAGGAACTTAAAATTAAATCTAGAAACCAGAGATCTGGTGAAACGGTTTATAAAGAACAAATTACTTATGATTTAGGCGAAATAGTACTAACTCCTAAGTAAGATTGAAATTAACTTTAATAATTATGATAGACAGCATATGCGCTTGAGGAGATAAAAACATGGCAGAACAAACATTTAGGTCTCCAGGGTTTTTCGAGCAGGAGATCGACCTTTCACAAAGACAGGCATCTCCGCTAGGAACACCGGCTGGAGTTATAGGCACAGCAGAAAAAGGACCTGCATTCGTGCCGGTCACTGTCGGGAGCTTCGCAGATTTCGAAACTAAGTTTGGAACTCTTCACCCAGATAGATTTGGTCCTTACGCAGTGAATGAGTATTTAAAATATAGAGAAGCAGTAACCTACACTAGGGTGTTAGGTGCAGGATCAAACTCTAGTAACAGTGATATCAGCAATACCAGAACTTATGGTTATGTTAAAAATGCTGGTTTTAAACTTGTTAGCTCACGATCTGATGATGCAGTTGCAGGATTGATAGACCAAGGTATGGTTCAGTTTATAACTGCTTTACACTACGTTTCAGCCTCGCAAGAAGGTGTTGGTTATCCTTCTTTTACAGATAATGTTAGTTATCCTTCACTGGCAACTAGACCAACTAAATTTGGTGGTGCTCGAAATATTAACCTGGTCCGTGGAGTTATACTAACTTCAACTGGCTCAAGAGCTTTAGTAGCAGACCACAATCAAACAATTAATACTTCCTGGTTAAGAGCTAATACAGCAGCCGGGGCTGCAGCTCGAATAACAGCTACTCAATTCCGCAATTCTGGCGGAGAAGAAGCTACTGGCAATCCAAAGTATCAAACTTTCAAGCTAGTTATTTCTTCTTCTGCAGGACAAAGGTGGGGATATGATGATAATGTTGCTGGACTTAGAATCTACACAGCTTCTTTAAACCCAGCTAATAAACACTACATAGCTAACGTTCTAAACGCTGACCCAGATTTATTCCAAGAAGCGCAACACTTGCTTTGGCAAGATTTCGCTGTTGAAGACGAGCTAGCACCAGTTAGTCACTTAACAAAATCTATTGGTTTATTCTCAGGTTCGACAAAAATAAACAATGTCGGCGCCGGCGATAAATGGATGGATTCGTTTGGAAGATTTGATACAAGATATACAACGCCAAGAACAACAAGCTTCATATCTCAGCCATTTGGAACCCAAGAGTTTGAGTTATTTCACTTTGAAACTATAGATGATGGTGCTTATGCGAACGATAAAGTTAAAATATCAATTAGTAACTTAGTAGCTTCTACAGATCCAAACTATGAATATGGAACATTTAACGTTGAAGTAAGAGTTCTCACTGACACTGACTTAGGTAGGGAAGTACTTGAAGTATTCCCTAATTGTAGTCTAGATCCAAAGAGCGACAGATTCATTGCTAAGCAAGTTGGTGATAAAAAAGTTTATTACGATTTTGACTCTGAAGATCCAGATGATAGAAGAATTGTAATTGAAGGTCTTTATCCTAATAAATCTGCTAGAATTAGAGTAATTGTAGACGATGATGTATATAACCAAAGAATTCCAAAAACTTGCTTACCATTTGGTTTTACTGGAGTTCCAACGCTTAAGTTCTCAGATTCTCTAACAGATACAGGGCAAAAAATCAGAGCACTTGGAATTGATGTTGATAATGCATCTGATCAAGCTTTCAACAGAAGGATTGAACAAGGGATTGGTACCGGAGTTCGTGCACCATCACTAACAGGTTCAATTGTTCCTCCGCTTCCATTTAGATTTAAAGTCACTAGAGGTAAAGTAAAGCAGACTAGCACAAAATACAAGGGAGATATCGGTAAGAGCGAAAGAGTTGATTCACGTTTATACTGGGGAGTTAAAACAACAAGATTACAATTAACTTCTTCTCTTCACACTAATGGATCTGTAAATCCAGCTTTAGATGCCAACGCAGGATCTACTTTTAATAGAATAATTGGTGCATATAGTAAATTTACTGGAATTGAAAAACTAGATAACTTAGTCACTGGCTCTGGAAAAGACTACTTCAATAACAATAAGTTTAGTTTAGCTAAAGTTGCTTTACTAGATAATACTGTAGTTGCACTCTCTAGCTCCGCAGCAGAAGCTATGAAAAGATCGGCATACTTTAGAGACGCAATCCCAGATGGTACCACTTACAAGGTCTATGACCCTTCATATGGAACTGACAGGATAACACTTGCTTCTTTAGTACAGTCAAGCTCTATAAAATTCAATAGATTCTCTGATTATGCAAAATTCACCAATATATTTTATGGTGGATGGGACGGATTAAACATTCTTGATAAAGATGTTCGATTAATGAGAGACAAAGCAGCATCTACTGACGCTGGAGGAAAAGGCGGAGATACTATTACTGGTGGATTAGGATTAGCAAACACTAGCAATGGTGGGATGATGGGCGCCGGCTCTCAAAATAATGTCATCGCAGCTTATCGTAAAGCAGTCCAAATAATGACAGACAACACTATTGTTAACACGAATTTACTTTCTATTCCTGGAATTAGAGATCCATTCGTTACAGACTTAGCACTTAGATTAAATAAAGAATACGCTATGTCGATGTATGTCATGGACATTCAGCATTACGATGAAGATGAAAACAGGCTTTTCGACGGCGGTACAGCTAAACCAGATGCAAGAGAGACTGGAGAGCAATTTGAAAGTAGAACGGTCGATAATAACTATGCTGCTACATACTTCCCAGATGTATATATTAATGATGCTGTTAATAACAGAAGCGTTAAAGTTCCATCTTCGGTAGCTGCACTTTCAGCTCTAGCTTATAATGATTCGGTGGCTTACCCATGGTTTGCACCCGCAGGGTTTAACAGAGGGTCTCTTGGATCAGTTGTGAATACCCAGGTTAGACTATCAACTTCTGATAGAGACAACCTCTATGATGCTAGAATTAACCCGATTGCAAACTTCCCCACTGGCGGTTTTGTAATCTTCGGGCAAAAGACACTTCAGCAAGCTAAGTCTGCTCTAGACAGAGTTAATGTTAGAAGAATGCTTCTAGAAGTTAAGAGGCTGGTTGTACAAATAGCAGATAAGCTTCTATTTGAGCCTAACAACTCTAAAACAAGAGACAGGTTTGTTGGTCAAGTTGCACCACTTCTTGCTTTGATTCAAACTCAGCAAGGAATTGAAAAATTCAAAGTAATTTGTGACAGCACTAACAACTCGCAAGAAGATGTTGATCAAAATAGGCTTAATGGAAAGATCGTAGTTGTACCAACTAGATCAATTGAATTTATTGCTATTGACTTTATTGTAACAAACAGTGGCGTATTATTCGAATAGTGAATATCTATCTATAAGGATTAGGAGAATTAAACATGGCAGAACAAACATTTAGAAGTCCAGGAGTGGGAACAAGGGAGATCGATTTAAGCGGTCCGACTGCAACAGCTCCTCAGGGCACGCCGGCAGGAATTATAGGTACTGCAAAAGAGGGACCAGCATTTGTTCCTCAAACTGTAGCCACTTATCAAGACTTTGTCGCTATATTCGGATCAACTGATGGCGAAAAACTCGGGCCATTAGCTATGTATGAGTGGATGAGAAATGCTCGAGCTGGTACTTACTTAAGAGTTTTAGGGGTTGGTACTGGAGAAAAAAGGCTTGACTCAGCAGGAACTGATGCAGACAGTAATACTATTGAAGCTGGAGGAGTAAAGAACTCTGGATTTACAGTAGGTCAGAGGGGAGTACAAGACAATGGGCTTGTAGGAAATAATAGTTACGCATACGCAACAGCTAAAGGTGGCGAAAATAAAGGCCGAACATATTTGCTTGGAGCTTTTATGTCTGCTTCAGCTGGTTCTACTATCTTCGATGATGCTGGAATGGGAGCTGGTTTTAAAGGAAACACAATCCACCGAACCGGTGAAAACCAAGACAAAGGCTTCCCAATTGTCCGTGGCGTTATCATGGTTCCGTCAGGAGTCGTTGCTTCGCTAAGTGGTTCCGGATACAGTGATAATACTCCCGCAACCGCAAAAGATTGGGATGTTAAATCTCTTGCCGGTGGTCATGTTGGAGATGTAAATCTTTCTAACACAACCAACTATGAATTTGTTATGTTGCTAAATGGCCACAAACATACTACAAGGTATCCAAACACTGTTACAGCTTCTCTCTCTCCATTGAGTCCGTCTTATCTGCCAAATATCCTAAATACGGACCCATCTAAAATAGAAGAGGCTGGACACTACCTTTACAATTACTATACTGTTCACCCTAATTTAGCTATTATTACAGGATCTATGGTGTTAAGTGGGGCTTCTCAGTTCAAGCCAACAGGCTCTGGAGAGCCAGTTGCGTTCTTATTGACAAGTTCATTAAACCGAAACACAGGAAACGCAACAAAACCAAATTACGAAGGCTTTCAAGATAGATTCAGAACAGCATTTTCTCCATTCGTAACATCTCAGAAGTTTGGATCTAAAAGAACTAACTTGTTTAAGTTTCATGCTTTAAATGATGGAGATAGAAGCAAAGAGCAGTTAGCTATTGAAATTGCAAATATTAAATCTGGAAAAACAGATAGAGATTATGGAAAGTTTGATGTCTACATTAAGAGAGTTCTTCCAGAAGCTCTCGGTGATGGACCAATAGAGACTTTTTCTGGTGTCGACTTAAATCCTGGATCTGACAATTACATCGCTAGAAGAATTGGTGACTATAACATTTATTATGATTTTGATAAAATGGCTGGAAACCAAAAAATAGTTGTTGAAGGAACACACCCGAACTTATCAAAACAAGTCAGAGTAGAAGTACACCCAGATGTTACAAATGGTAATGTTCACCACAGCGCACTTCCATTGGGATACAGGGGTCCATACCACTTAGTTAGTTCTGGGTCAGATATCTTTAACGCTGCAGACGTATTTACTGGGTCTGGTGGTAACGATGTACTCCAGGGAAGCTGGTGGGATCACTTAGTTGAACCACCACAGCCCCAGAGACAAAATATCTCCCTCGGAACTGATCCAAAGAGAGAAACTAGTTCAAGATTATCTTGGGGATTCCAGTTTGAAAAGCTTGATTCAACCACAGAGCCCAACAAGCAAGTTGTTGTAGACGAATCGATTTTAGCTTTCATGAAATATTATCCATACTTCCAGACTGCTAATAGGCCAGCTTGGGTTGGAGATAACGCTGGAATATTAGATTCTGGTGGAACAATTTTAGATTCTGATAGGTTTAACAATAATGCTTTTAGTATGGAGCAAATCCAAGTCCATACAAAATCTTCTTCAGACGTTGTAGATAATAACGAATGGGCATTTGCATCCTATAGAAGAAAAGGAGTGCTTAGTGCTTCTCTAAGAAAAACTGATGGAACTTTTGATCCAGGCAGATTCCTTGACGCTAGTAAAGACTTTGGAGATCCAGCTTCTACTAAATTCCTCAGATTTACTTTCCCAATGCAGGGTGGTTTTGATGGAGTCAATATTTTTGATGCTCAAAAAGCAAAACTATCTAACCTAGCAGCATTAAGAGAAATGAATGATACTAGTCAAGGTGAAGGAGAAGGGCAAACAGTTTCTACTTATCTTAAAGCTTTAGACGTAATGGCAGAAAAATCAGATGTAGACATTCAACTCCTTGCAATTCCTGGGATTAGAGAGACAAAAATCACAGATTATGCAGTCCAGAAGACAGAAGAAAGATTTGATGCTCTTTATATTATGGATATCGAAGAAAGAGATACACTTAATAACGTAGTTACTTCATCTCTTGAACAAACTGTTAGCGTTTCATTAACAGTCGATGACTTTAAGTCAAGGACTCTTGATACTTCATTCGCCGCAGCATACTTCCCTGATGTCGTAATACCTGATCCAGCAACCCAAACAAATGTTCGGGCGGCACCTTCAGTTGCAGTTATTGGCGCTTTAGCTCTCAATGATGCTGTTGCATTCCCATGGTTTGCTCCCGCTGGCTTTACTCGCGGCGCACTCCAAGATGTGAACCAGTCAACATTAAACTTAAGCAAAAATAATTTAGACGTGTTATATGATGCGGATATCAATCCAATCACTAAATTCCCGACCTCTTCTGGTCTGGTAATATTCGGTCAGAAGACCCTACTTAACGCTGCTTCTTCTCTTGATAGAGTTAACGTTCGTAGACTTCTAATTGACATTAGAAGAAAGGTAAGACAAGTTGCAGATACATTCTTATTCGAGCCTAACCGTGGTGAAACACTTACAAGGTTCTCAGCTGCAGTCAGCCCAATTCTTACAACTATTCAACAACAGCAAGGTTTAGATAGATTTAAGGTTCTTATTGATACTACTACCACAACTCAAGCTGATGTTGAAAACAACACAATCCGCGGTAAAATATTCTTACAGCCTACCCGGGCAGTAGAATTTATTAGTCTAGACTTTGTCGTTACAAACAATGGCACAGAAATCTAGTATAAATCCATTAATACTTAATATTTAAATCATGAAGGAGTAATAAAAATGGCAGAAACATTATCAGTTGGAGATATGCTACCCAACAAATTCGAGCCAAAGAGAAAGTTTAGATGGGTTTTTGCCATCGAAGGTATTGACGCATTCTTAATGAAGTCTGCAGCTCGACCATCAGTTTCCGTTGGTGAAACAACTATTGAGTACATCAATAGAAGAAGATACCTCGCAGGTAAACTCTCTTACGAAGCATTGAGCGTAACGCTCTATGATCCAATTGCACCGTCTGGAGCACAACAAGTTATGGAGTGGATTAGAACTCATTCTGAAACTGTTTCAGGTCGCGCCGGCTACGCAGATTTCTATAAGAGAGATTGCCAACTTAAAATGCTTGACCCTGTAGGTAGTGTTGTTGAGCTTTGGGATCTTAAAGGTTGTTTCTTAACAGCGGCTAACTTTGGCGATCTAGATTATGGTACAGAAGATGCTACCGAAATTGCTTTAACAATCCGTTTCGATAACTGCGTACTTCAGTACTGATTTATATCAAAAAATCTAAATCAACTCCTAAGATTATCAAAACTTTCATTTTACAAACTAGATAGAATGTTTTGAATTATATAGTACAAGATTACTATATTCTTAGGAGTTGTTTAGTATGTCAGACAAGAAAAACAAAAGAAATGAAGTGTTCGCAACTCAAGGTCACGAAACTAGAGATGTGATGATGGATGACTTTGGCTACCAAGTCCCGGTTGAGAATGTTCCTCTTCCATCTAGGGGAGTAGTTTATCCAGCAGATTCAAAAATGCACGGCAAAGAAATGTTATCTATCCGAGCAATGACTGCTAGAGAAGAAGATATTTTAACTTCTAAAGCTCTTATAAAGAAGGGCACAGTAATATCAGAACTCTTAAAATCGTGTATTGTGGATGAAGGCTTTCACCCGGAACAATGCTTAGTTGGCGATAGAAACGCTTTAATGATAGCTTTAAGAGTTACTGGTTATGGAGCTTCTTATAGAGTTGAAGTAGACTGCCCTGCATGCTCAAATAGATCTAAGCAAGAGTTTAATTTAACAGAATTACCATTAAAGAGATTACAGATTGAGCCAGTTTCTTTAGGGGCAAATCTTTTTGAAGTAGAGCTTCCAATGACTAAAAAGGCAGTTAGGTTTAAATTCTTAACAGGCCAAGATGAAAGAGACATTAGCCAAATAACAGAAAGAAGAAAGAAGCAAGGCATGGTAGCAGATAGTTTAGTTACCACAAGACTACAGTATCAAATTGTTAGTATCGATGGTATTACTGATAAGAGTAAAATTAATATGTTTATTAGGAATATGCCAGCTAGAGATTCTCTATTTTTAAGAAAATTTGTAGATAAGAATGAGCCTGGCATTGACATGAAATCATGGATGGATTGCCCTAGTTGCATGGAGACTTCGGAGGTTAGACTGCCCCTTGGGGCGGCGTTTTTTTGGCCTGACTCCGAATGATAAAGAGGTATATTTAGAAGAAACATTTCTTCTGATGTACTATATGGGCTTTACTTACCAAGAGTGTTACGACTTAGCGATATATAAACGTAGATGGTTTATTAATAGGCTGAATGAAGAAATTAAAAAAGCCCAAGGAGCTTCTAGAGGCGCAGCGTCAAATGATTCCGGCACTAGAACTCTTCAGGGAAGACAAAGAAGCCAAGTACCGGCAAAGTTACGTAGGTTTACCTGATGGTGAATATTTATATTTATCGAAACCGGAGATAAATCAATGAGTTCAAAGGGACCTAAGAAGCTAATGGCTGCCTCAGCTGCATATATAATGGGTATATCACCAATGGTTAAAGTCAAGGGAAGTAAGAGCAAACTAGAAGCTTATAGCAGCGTTTTAAATTGCTCTAAAGATCTTTATGAAAACCTTTTAAACGGAAATAAATTATTAATATCAGAGTCCATAGAGAAAAAGAAAACACTTTCAAAAAAATTTAAAAAAGAGTTTGGTTGGTCGTGGCCATTTTAAGGTATTTGTTTGATTGCTATTTCATCTGATTTTTTGCGTGGTGAATACTTATCAAACAGGCAACTTTTATTTTTATAGTGTGGCACAGTGGCATCAATAGACGATCTTCAAACTCAGCTAGACCTTGTTAACCAATTAAATGCTGCGCTTCGTGAGCGTAACAGCATCTTGAATGACATGAATGCTGCTGGATCTCAGCAAGCAGACATAAATTCAAGATTAGCCGAATCTTTAAATGAGATGGGCGATTCAAATCAGCAATCCGCCAGTGGAATATCTGACCTAGCTGGAAGCCTTAATGACTTAGGCGACTCTGGTGGAGGTATTGACAGTTTAAGTAAAGGTTTAGGCGGAATTGGAAAAACCGGGGCTGGCAGCTTTTTAAAGCTCGGCGGCCAAATGGCAATCTTCGGCGGCACAGCAATTAACGTAATTGAAAAAGTTGGTTCATCTTTCGAAGCCACCTTAGCCGCAGCTACCGGTGGTATAAGTGTTATAATTAACCTTGTCATGAGTGTTGCTGGCGCGCTGGGCGGCTTCATGGATACTTTTGGTGCAGCTGCTGTAAAAATGGCCCAAGAAGGAGTTCAAGTTCGCCAAGCTTGGGAGGGAGTTGCTAATGAGTTTGGTAGAGGTTCACAAAACTTTGAAGCCATAGCGGGAACTGTAGCCGAGATGGGCGACTCAGTCGCTGGTTCGTCTAGAATCTTTGGTTACGGTGGCGAAGGTATGGCAGCCAAAATTGCATTTGTATCAGAAATGGCATCAGGATTAGGATCTCAGTTTGAATTAATGCGCGACGAATTAGTAGCTAACGCTGGAGAGTTTATAGTTGCTAAGAAAGCTCTAGGTTTCTCTGCTGAAGCGTTTGCTAATCTTGGTCGGGCAGCCCGATCTTCTGGTCAAGATCTTGGAAACGTCATGAGAACGCAAATGCAGCAGACCGTTCACTTGTCTAAGACGTTTGGTGTAAGTTCAATGACGATCGGCAAGAATGTTAGTGCCATGGCTGAAGATATGGCGACATTTGGTAGCGCTACTTCGAAAAGTTTCGTTGCTGCTGCTGCATATGCTGGCAAGTTAGGCGTAGAAATTAAAGCGCTACAGGGACTAACTGGTAAAACTGACGATTTTGAAGGAGCTGCACAAGCAGCTTCTGAACTAGCGCAAACATTTGGCGTTACTGTTGACACTATGGATTTGATGACTGCTGATCCTGCTGAAAAGCTTGAAATGTTAAGAAAAGGCTTCGCAGAAACTGGAAAATCTTTTGCTGATATGAGTCGCCAAGAGAAACAACGACTTGCAGACATAAGTGGGATGGATGTTGGTGATCTATCCAATGCATTAGACCCATCAAACGCTGATGTTGCTTTAGGAGACTTTGAAGATGCAGCTGCAGATGCAGCCGCTGGTGCATTAACACAAGAAGAAGCCATGATGAAGCTTACTGAGCAAATGGGTAAGTTCGTTGACACATTAAGTGATATGGAATCTGGGCCGTTTGCTAATCTTTTTGCTGGATTTAGCAAAGGATTATTTTATAGCAAAGGAATGCAGTCTTTGCTAGGCGATGTTTATGACTCTCTTAGAGATATGTACAATATTGGACTTGAGCTCGGCCAAGTTTTTGGAGAAGCTTTTGGCGAGGGTGGTGGATTAGAATTCCTAGCAGATTATATTCGATATTGGTTTTCTCGTTTTCCAAAAATAATGGCAAATGTAACTTCAGCGTTTAGAACATTTTTTGAAGCTATAAAAGATCCATCAACTGCTGTTGATGCCTTAGGAAATCTCATTAATGATATTTTTGGTCAAGGTTTAAGTGATGGAAACATGCAAGAGTTTGCTGCCAAGACCATGCAGTTTTTCTTAAAAGTGTTTGACTTAGGCTTTGGAATGCTAATAGGCGCTATTCCACAAGTTGTTGGTATGGCTGTTGATTTCTTAATAGACATGCTTAACGGTTTAACAGATTGGCTCAATGGAAACTCAGAGTCAAGCGGAAAAGATGTGGCTAACTCTATGTTTCCAACCATTACAGCCGCGTTGGGTCAACTCATACCAAAATTAGCTGAAATACCGTGGGGAGAACTTGTATCTGCTCTTTGGACAGCGCTAAAAACAGGATTTGAGAAAAGACCAGCAGAAACCATCGCAGTTTTGACTTCTATCTTGCTATTACCATTCGGCGGCCCAATTATTGCTGCAGCTCTAGGAGCAGTAAAATTATTCGTATGGAATAAACTTTCTAATATTTTTGGTAAGAAGCTTATAGGCGAGGGTGTTGAACAAGCTATGAAAAAAGCAGGCCCTGGTTTAACTTCAAAGATTGGGGCCTTCTTTAAGGGTATAATGCCAAAAAGTTTAGCCGCATTCGGCGCAAAAGCAGGGTCATTAGCATCAAAAATCTTCCCACCGGCGATGGCAGTCGCTATTGCATTAGGTGTAGGTGACTCAATAGGCGAAACTAGAGAAAGAATTGGCACAAGATTTGAAGATGAGTTTAGCACTCTCGGTGCCCAGGCTGGGATTGGTGCTGCTTCAGTTTTAGACGCACTAACAATGGGTTTACTTCCAGACGAATGGATTACAACTTTCGGTGAAGTGATCGCTTCTGTTGGAGATTTTGCTACTGACCTCCTTGATGCTATTGGGCTAGGATATGTTGCCGAGCTCATAGGCTTGCAGATTAATAATTTCTTAGACGTAATAAAAGGATTCTCTGATATAATAATAGGGATGTTCACTGGAGATATTGATCAAGTATCTGAAGGATTTTCTTCTTTAGTCGAAGGATTTGTTGGATTCTTTGCTAACATTGGAGCTTCACTTACAAGATTCTTCATGGAGACTTTGCCAACATGGCTTTCTAACATCGGAGGCTGGTTAGGAGACGCTGCTCTTTGGATAGCAACTGACGGAGCTAAAATGCTCTTTAATGGAATTAAGAAGGCGATTAAGTTTATTGGAAAAACCTTAAAGACGCTATTTATGGGATTGTGGAATTTTATAACAAGCCCAACAGAATGGATGAGAATAGCCAGAAACGCTGGCCGGGGAGTTGAGTCTATTCTAGAAGGAATGGCTAATGTCTGGGAAGATATTCCTGAACAATTCATGGAAAAAATTAGAGAAATGTGGACTGCTTTTAAAGAATACTGGGGCATCAATTCAGAAAGTACTTTAATGAGGGAAGCTTCTGAGTGGATCCTGGCTGGATTCTTTGGTCCATTCGAAGGTATCAGTGAAACATTTAATGCAATCTGGTCGGGAATGGTCGATGGAGTTTCCGGGTACTGGGAAGACTTGAAAGATTTAGTTAGCGCCACTGAAATCTCAGAATGGGCGACAGGTATCATTGAAGATATCGGTAAAATACCATCAAAAATGGGAACATATATCTCCACAGCCTGGACAAACTTAACTACCACATTTTCTTGGAAAAATATCAAAGAGGTTGGTGACAATCTTCTAGAAGGTCTTTTACAGGCAATCCGGGGTCTTCCTGCTGAAATCAGACGGATTGCCGAGAATGCAATTAGAGAAATGGGCGCCGGCTTCTTGATCGACAGTCCTTCCAAAGCAACTAACGAAATGGGGCATTTTCTAATTGAAGGGCTCATGCAGCAGGTTCTATTATTACCAGATCTACTAAGAGAGGCAGCTGTAATGGCTATGGACATGATGTCTGAAGCAATTGGGTCAATGATTGGCAATATCACAACCTTGTTTATGGAAACAATGGTCGGCTTAGTGGAAACAGTAGTTGGTGGAATGGCAGATGTACAAATTGCCTTCTTAGATTCTTTTACAAGAGTTTTCGACGCTGTTATGGGAGTGGTTCAAAGCTCGGTGTCTCAAATAGTCGACACCTTCATGATAGCGTTTAGCGGATTATCAGAAGTAATATTGTCTTCTGGAATATTAGAAGCAGTTCAAGCTGTTGGTGTAAGAATGATAGCGGTGTTTGAAATTACAGCACTTGGAATTGCTAGCGTAGTAGATACAATTTTCTCGACTATGGTAAGTGGGATTGAGAGGGTAGTTTCCTTGATGGATCAAGTTATTCGTACTGTAAGTATGGTCTCTGGATTTACAGGAATGGGCGATATAATACGGGGCGCGATGAGCTTCTTCGGCGGAAGCGATAGTGCCGCTGACAGAATATCAGCATTTGGAAATACTTTTGATGCAGTTGTAGCAACAGAAAAAAGCCTTCAAGCTGTTGAAAATATAATCCAATCTAGAACAGGAGAGGCTGGCGAGGCTACTGCCACTAGAATTGCAGCCCTTGTTGAAGCATACAACCAAACTGCCGAGAGTCTTCTCCAGATTAAGCCTATAAATATAGATGCGGTCCTTGAGCAAGTGAATGATTCACTTAGAGTTAGGAGAGATAAGGTTACAATTGATGATGGTAATGTTACTATTAACTTAAGCTTGAATGTTACTATGAAGGCCGAAGATGTTGCAATTCCGTTAGTTGAGGCTGATCTCGTTGCTAAGGGAACCAGTGATAAAGTTTCAAGCCTCGGTCGAACAACTTAGGAGATAGTCTAAATGGGAAAAAAGAAAAACATAGATTTTGATGAGTCCGGCCCTTATGGGGTTGGTGATGATCCAGAAGAAATAAAAAACATGGACGTTTTTAAAACGCTGCAGAAAACGCCTGCGTTTCAACAGATAATCGAAGATTTAAACGAAGAACAGCGAGATCATGTTCTTAAAGAGTCAGAGTTATTTGCTGGTCGCTGGCAAAAAGTTATTGGTTCAATGGCCAAAGTCTTGGAGACACCTGAAGGACAGAGAGAGTTTTTAAAACAGCTAAAGAAAAGATCAGGTTAATGATATTTAGTATCTAAAGGTAGTGTAACGGTCTAATGGCAAATAAGAACGAAACTAATAAATTATATGCTCCAAAAGGTGATCCTTCAGCCCCAAGTGTGCCTCCAGATTTAGATGTACCAAAAAGCGATCTACTAGAATCAGCAATTGAATCTCTAAGCGATTATATGATTGCTGAAACTGAGAAAGTGAATAAGTATAGACCACCTACCGCTCCTAAAATTAACGTAGAGCCATCAACTAAAGAAAGTCTTTCTACTCCAAAATCTACATCTGTTGATTCATCTTCGACTGCATTTATGCTAGATGTTTTAGAAGAAGCCTCTGCATATTTTGATCACATATCAGGCGGTGGTGATCCAGAAACTAGATCGGGCGGCTTTTTCGATGAAGAAACCCTGCAGACTTTAATTGATAAAACTAGCCAAGTA